AGGAGTTGTTTTCATGTCTTGGCTTTCTGATACTTTAGGCAGCGTCGCTGGTTCTGTTCTTGGATCTGCAGTTCAGAATCATTACAATTCTGCTAATGCAGCACAAGCTAACGAGTGGAACGTTGAAAATTATAAACATCGTTATCAATGGGCTGTAGAAGATATGCGTAAAGCTGGTCTTAACCCTATTCTTGCTGCAACTAATGGTATAGGCGGTTCTATATCTGGAGCTTCAGCTGCTTCTGTAGGTATGAGTGATATTGGTTCTACCATGAACTCTGCTAAAGCCGCTAGTGCCGCTGAAAGGCAGGCTAAGAATGCCGAGCATCTTGCAATATCTCAAATTGATAAAAACGTCGCAGAAGCCGATTCTGTGCGTCAGAGCACCCATGGTACAGTTCTTCAGAATGGTATTCTTGCGAATGATTTGAATCTTCGTGAGCAGACTTATGAAAAACGTCTTGGTTATGAGCTTGAAAAGATGAATTTGGAGCTTGAAAACCTTCGTCTTCAGGGTTCTTACCTTAGTTCTGGCGTTTTGAACAACATTGCTTCTGCTAATCGTGCTAATTCTGCCGCTGCTTTTGATAATATCCAAACTGAAATGGCAGGTATGGAACGTGATTTCTATAAAAATATTGAAAGTCTTACAGGTGCTCCTAGGTCTGTCGCTAGTGGTGTTGGTTCCACCATCAAAAATGTTATAGGCTTCCTCGGAGGTCGCTATTTTGGAAGGAGATAAATATTATGTCTAACAAAACTACTATGATTCTGACTTTTATTGTTTCTGTTGTTGTTCCCTTTATTCAGGAAGTTGTGGATCTAATTGAAGCTCTGAAAGGTAAAGCTTCTTCGAATACTGTTACTGCTAAAAAAGTTGCTTCGGACTTTCAAACCGATGTTGCGCAGCTTGTTGAGCCAGTTGCTTCTAAAAATGATTCTAAAAAAACTAGCCGTTTTTTCGGTTCTTGGAGGGATGCTAAATGAGACGTCGTCGCTTATCTAAGCGAGGTTCGCGACGCCTTTTTCGGCGTACCTCCCGTTCTCGCCGTAGAAATTTTAAGAGAGTAGGACGAGGTGGATTTAGGATTTGACATTCTGACTTAATCCTGATACAATCGGTACAGGTGATTAATATGGTTTGTTATAATCCTATTCTTATGTACCCAGTTGAGGGAGCGATTACGAAAAATGAAAAACAACATTATAGTTTTTACGGTAGCCTTGCCGCTCACCCTGAACTTGCTGGCGATAGCCGTTTCATTCGTTGTTCTTGCAAACAATGCATCGGTTGTCGTCTCGAAAATAGTAGACAGTGGGCTGTCCGTGCTGTCCACGAAGCCCGTTCTTCGTCTTCTGCTTATTTCGTTACTTGCACTTTTGACGATTATCATTTGCCATGTGATAAAAGCTTAAGCAAGAAATTCCATCAGACATTTATGAAAAATCTTCGTCGTGAATATGGCAGCGGTATTCGTTTCCTCGGCTGCGGTGAATATGGTGAGCTTCATGGTCGCCCCCATTATCATTACATCTTGTTTAATATTGATTTTGATGACAAAATTTTTCGGTTCCGTGCAGATGGTTATAACACTTATACTTCTGCTCGTTTTGCCAAGGTTTGGAAATACGGCATGCATCTTATTGGTGAGTTTAGTTTTGACGCTGCTGCCTATGTCGCTCGCTATATAGTCAAAAAGCAGACTGGTAAAAATGCTGAATCTCATTATAAAGGTCGCATCCCTGAGTTCATGGTTGCTTCTAATCGTCCCGGCATAGGTGCTAAATGGCTCGAAGATCATTGCGAAGAATGCTATGCTGTTGATTATGTTGTTATTAACGGTAAGAAGATGCGTCCTCCTCGTTATTACGATAAGAAATTCGATGAAACGCATCCTCACTGGATGGAGTTTATTCGCAATAACCGTATTGAGAAGATGCTTCATAACTTAGAGAACAATACTTTTGAGCGTTTAGTTGACCGTTGCCGTGTACAAGAAGGTAAATATAAACATTTTCTTGGCAGAAAACTTGACAAGGTATTGTGACTGTGTTATCATTAAGTCAGAAATGAGGTGATGCTTATTAGTGAATTTGAAGCTGTTAAAAATTTTCTTCGCGAGCGTGATATTCCTTTTAACTTTCTCTTTCGTGGAAGTAAATATGCCGCTTACCGTCTAAAGCCTGATGATTCTAGAGTTATTCGTCTTGATAATGATTATTTTGTTGTATCATCTACGATTTATCTTATGATTCGTAGGTATCTAATTGCGCTTAGAAAAGGAGACGATTCCGCTGAGACTTTATTCCATTTATGATTCTAAGGCTGAACAGTTCAGTCCTCCGCAGGTTTACCACAATGATTTGCTTGCTCTGCGAGCTTTTGAAGGTATAGTCAACGATGATAAAATGCTTATTAAAAAGTATCCTGAAGATTTTACTTTGTATTATGTTGGCAATCTCGGTGACAGCGACGGTCGCTATTACATTGAGAATTGTGACGAGTCCCGTATTCCTGTCATGGTTGGTCGCGCCATAGAGTATGTGCAGACTGTTGACAATGATTCTACTAAATGATAATCTAATAAAGAGCGTATCAGAAAAAGGACGATCTCACAGAGATCGCCCTTTTTTTTGTACGCCACGCCCGCCGCGTCTAGGCGCCTGCGAAAGGAGGTGAAACTATGAAATTTAAGACAGCTTATGATCCTGTAGAAGAACATGATCATTGCGGTATTGAATTTACCATGCCTTCTCTTACGGTTCAGGACGAGAAAGATGAAACTGATATCAACTATATCGTAAATAAGTATGCAGACGGTCAGAAAGGTATTATGACTCTTGACCTCGGTGATAGTTCGCAATACGCTTATCTGCAGTTCGGAGATGCAACGCTTCCCGGTGACTACAGTACAGCTCTTGAGCTTGTGTCTGGAGTTCGTGAAGAATTCTATAGTTTACCCGCTTACGTTCGAGCTAAATTCGGTCACGATCCTATGAATTTCATCGACCGATTGAATGACCCTGCAACGCTCGAATATCTCCAACAACAAGGTCTGTATGGTAGCAAATATACCTTTGATGAACCACAACAGTCCATAAGTAGTAAACAAACACAAGAAAAAATTAACACTTTAGAGCAAAATAATGAAGAAACACAAAAATAGGCGTCACCGAAGCCAGTTACTTACTTGATGTAACTGGCGTAGGTGACGCAAAAATAATCTAAAACCTAATAATAATTTGCTTTAGGTTAATTATTAGGTTTACACTTCAAAGAAGGTGAAATTTTGGCCCGGAAAAAAATAAGAGTTCGAGGACATCGCTTTAGCGATGCTCCTGCAATATACATGAAAAGGACTAAATTCGACCGTTCCCATGTTTATAAGACAACTTTTAGCTCAGGCAAGCTTATACCTGTATTTGTTGATGAGATTTTGCCTGGTGATACTACACGTATGTCTGTTAATTACTTCGCTCGTTTGGCTACTCCTATTAAGCCTATCATGGATAATATTTATCTGGACTGGTTTTTCTTTTTTGTACCAAACCGTCTCGTTTGGGAACACTGGCAGAATTTCTGTTTTGAACAGGAAGACCCTGATGATAGTACTGATTATGTTATCCCTACTGTTACTGCTACTGTTAACTCTGATAATGCTTATGTAGGCTCTCTTTGGGACTATTTCGGTTTGCCCGTGAATACGTCTGGTAATTTATCTGGTATTAGCGCTCTTCCATTTCGTGGTGTTTACCTTATTTGGAATGAATGGTTCAGAGATGAAAATCTTCAGAAATCCGTCAAGATTCAGAAAGGCGATACCAACGAAGTTTTGAACTCTGCCCGAGCTGCTGAACAGCCTTCTTGGGTTTTCACGTCAGGTACCGATATTGTTCCCGGCTTGGCCTGTCCTCCTCGCGGTAAGCGTCATGATTACTTTACTTCTGCTCTTCCCTGGACTCAGAAAGGTCCTGGCGTTTCTGTTGGTCTTGCTGGTACCGCGTCCATAGTTGATCCTTCGCCTATGGCCGGTTATTTGCTCCACAGTACTGCTAATCAGCTTGCCGCTGTTTCCGCTTATGGCGGTGATGCCTCTAGTTCTGGTGGTTCTAGAAGAGCTTCAGGTTCAGGATCTATATCCTTTAATCGAGGTTCAGGCTCTGATTGGAGTAATGTAGGTGGCTTTGCTGGTAACTCGTCTGATCGAATTACTATGACAGCTCAACCTGCTTCTGGTTTTCTTGCTAATGATTCTTATGTTGACTTGGATACTTCGAGCATTTTTACTATTAACAGCTTGCGTACAGCCTTTCAGATGCAGAAGTTCTATGAACGTCTTGCTCGTGGTGGTAGCCGGTATACAGAAGTGCTTCGCTCTTTCTTTGGCGTAGTTTCTCCTGACGCTCGTCTTCAGCGTCCTGAATTTCTTGGTTCTTTTACCAAAATGGTAAATATCAATCCAATAGCGCAGACTTCTGCAACCGACAACACCTCTCCGCAAGGTAACCTTTCTGCCTATGGTGTTACTGCTGCTAAATTCCATGGCTTTACCAAATCTTTTGTTGAACACGGCTATATTATAGGCTTTGTTTGCGCTCGTGCCGACTTAACCTATCAGCAAGGTATTAATAAAATGTGGCTTCGTTCTACTGTTTACGATTTCTACTGGCCCACATTCGCGCATCTTGGCGAACAGGCTATTGAGCTTCGTGAAATCTATGCGCAAGGTTCTGAAGCTGATACTACTGTTTTTGGCTATCAGGAACGCTATGCCGAATATCGCTATAAACCTTCTCAGATTACAGGCAAGTTCCGTAGCTCTGTAACTGGTGGTTCTTTGGATAAGTGGCATCTGTCTCAGTTCTTTAAAAATGCTCCAACTCTCAACGAAGAGTTTATTGTTGAAAATCCGCCTATTGAGCGCATTATCGCTGTTCCCAGTGAGCCTGAGTTCTTGCTTGACATAGGCTTCCGTTACACTACCGTGCGTCCTATGCCTATGTTTGGTACGCCCGGTCTTGTTGATCATTTCTAAAAGGAGTTGTTTTCATGTCTTGGCTTTCTGATACTTTAGGCAGCGTCGCTGGTTCTGTTCTTGGATCTGCAGTTCAGAATCATTACAATTCTGCTAATGCAGCACAAGCTAACGAGTGGA